TTACTTTTCAACTACAACAAAGAACCAAAAATAAAATTCTCATTTGAAGGATGCTATAACTATGACAAACTCAACTCATCAGGATTGACATAATGCTAAATGATGAATTACGAAACCTCTTCAAGGGGAGAGAAAAGGATAAACATCCTAAATGGAATAAATTTCCCATTACAGGTAAAAAATTTATAAAAGAAATAAACAATCTTAATTGTAATCTAGTGTTAGATTTAGGGTGTGGACAAAATCCTTACAAAGGACGTATCAATAATCTAATAGGAATAGATATTTTAGATAATGTTTTGAATGATCCCCTATTCTATCAAGATTTGTATTGTGATATAAAAAATTTACCATTCAAAGACAATGTTGCAGATATTGTTATTGCTTTTGGAAGTATAAATTTTGGTGGTGATGAAGTTATAGATTCACAACTTAGAGAAGCAATACGTGTGTTAAAAGAAGGTGGACGTTTTTATTTTAGAGGGATTCCTAAGTTTGATCATAAATTATATTACGGTTGGACTATAGAAAAATTAATTGAAAAGACAGAGAAATTTAATTTAGAGTTTTTTATTGAACCTCAAATAATATATAAAACCTATCGAAAAAAAGAATTTAGTGGGGATATAAGCTTTGGACATAGAACTAATGAAAGAATTTATTGTGCTTGGATAAAATGATGAACCCAGACGAAGAGAATCCATTTTGGGGAGAACCCACACCTACTGATTTATGGGATGATATGAAGAAATTAAACGAGTGTTATGAAAAACTTGGGTGGACACATTTTGATTATCTAGAAATTGCTATTGAAGATAATCATGTTACAATAAGGAATAAATCAAAGGAAAGGTAGATGAAACCAGAACTGAAGGATTGGTTGAACTCAATCAACTATAAAAGAATAATTTGTTTGAGGATCCAGAGGTTACTGACTCAATGTATCCTGCTTTTATAGTGAATAGATGCATGGCAGGTCACATGGATGCTGTGCTATATGCTAATGAGATGAATATATACAATTCTTTAGATAAGAGACTACAGTACGACTTTTTACTAAATATTTTACGATCGCGGAAAAGATTCTCTCCTTGGATTAAGAAGGAAGAATTGGACAATCTTGAACTAATCAAGAAATATTATCGTTATAGTGATGAAAAGGCAAAGCAAGTCCTCTCCTTACTTACCGAAGATCAGTTGAAATTTATTAGAAAAAAACTTGACACTGGAGGATTGAGATGAGTGTGGTGATTGAACCAATATACGATTGGTCACCTAGTAAAATGATTGAGGTTGCACTAGCAGAACCTGATGATTTTTTGAAAGTAAGGGAAACACTGACAAGAATAGGAGTAGCATCCAGAAAAGAAAAGAAAATATACCAGAGTTGTCACATATTACATAAACAAGGTAAGTATTTTATAGTTCACTTCAAGGAACTTTTTGCTTTAGATGGTAAAAAGGCAAATTTAAGCGTGAATGACTTTCAAAGAAGAAACAGAATTGTGCAACTTCTATCAGATTGGGGATTGGTCAATGTAATATCATCAGATTTAGTTGAAGATATAGCACCATTAAATCAGATAAAGGTAATTTCATTCAGAGAAAAAGCAGATTGGAAGTTAGAAACAAAATACAATATCGGTAAGAGAAAAACAACCGAACCCAAATAACCGTACCCTTAAAAAATAGCATCGTGTATAATTAGTATTGTCGCCTTCGGGGACATTATTCACAGACGCTAAAGAGGTCACTATGTTTGACAACGGAATCACGTTGACAGTTGGAGATACACAAGAATATCTCAATAAAATAAGACGAAACATGATCGGATTTGACGATTGGATCAGCGATTTCGATTCACATTTTAAAAATTCTAACTACCCACCTTATAATACTATAAAGGTATCAAACCATGAGTATAAATTAGAGGTAGCACTAGCAGGATTCAAAAAAGATGAACTAAAAGTTTACACACAGGAGGGTAAACTTATCATCGAAGGAAAGAAAATTGAGAAAGAGGGCACTGATTACATGCATCGGGGTCTTGCACAAAGATCTTTCACTAGATCATGGGCAGTACCAGATGATTTGGTAGTAAAAAATGTAATTTTTGAGGATGGATTACTCCTTGTTGATATAGAAAGAATCATTCCAGAGCATAGGCAACGTAAGGAGTGGCTCTAAATACCTAAAAAGGCAATTAGGTTGTGTTCAATAGGGTAAGAAAACACATTTCAGCGTCAGATCTTCGTCGATTGAACGAGGATCTGACTTTGAAGTTTAGAGATAAATTAAATCCAGTATTTTGGGGTCCATCTGGTCTAAAATCCATAGTCAGAGAGAAATTAATGGACTTTGGAAAGGCATTTGCAGACTATGCAGAGATACCAGAG